CTTGCGTGTGTCACGATGTGCGACAAAGACGATGTTCTTGTTAAGCTGTGACAAAGATGAGGTGAACCATTTGAAGTCGTTATTGATGGTGCCCCAATCCTGTATCTGAGGGTTGCGACCATTGCATCTGTAAGCGATGATGAAGTCAATCATCTTTCCAATAGTATCTACAACGATGGTATCGAACTCCTCCAAGTCCTTCTTGTTATAGTTGAGCAAGTTGAGAATATCTTGCCAACTAGAAACCTGTACGATACCGACATTATCATCCAAATGTGCGGTATTAACACGCTTGACACCATTATCGAAATCAAGCAACAAAGGCTTAGGTGCTGAGAGGGCAAAAGTTGTCTTACCCATACCTGCCTGTCCGTAAACCATCATTTTAACGTTTTTCTGAATAGCAATTTCATTGCTTCTTTTAATCATACTCATTGTTCTTAGTGCTTTAAATTATTAAAAAATCCATTATCTTTAGCTAGCTTTACAAACTCGCCCTTATCGTGAACACCTAACTTGCAGTAAGCAGATCTGACATGCTGTTTAATTGTGTTCGGAGAGAGGCAAAGCTTTTCACCAACTTCTTCTTTTGTGAAACCTTGATAGATAAGGTTCATTACCCTTTCTTCGGCAGGAGAGAGCTTGGAGTTAAACTTTGGGCTGCAAATAATGCCTTCGTTCTTACATTCTCCTCGCAGTGGGCATTCAACTTTTTCAAAGTTAAGCCTGCCGAGATTATCAATATCGTAGGTGGTTGTATCAAGCTTTCCGAAGTTGCATTTACAGAATCTTCTGACTATCAAGAACTGATAATAAGGAACATTCATTGCACTCTTTTGATACTCCTTAGATAAAGCCTTGTAGGCTTCGGGGTATCTTTCTCGGATAGCATCAATCATTTTCTTAATGACTTCTGTATCTTTTTCCGAGAGAGCTTGATTTTCGGTACCATCCTTAATGAACCAAAGTTCATCATCAAACATATAAAACTCTACTGCCATAGCTGTTCTTTTGGTATTCCTGTAATTTCAGACAGTTTTTCTATCTGCCAATCAACAATCGGTCTTGTATGACCTTTTGTCCAGTTTCGGGCTGTAGTAAATGACACATCGCATTCTGACATGATGCGCTGAATGAAATCCTTCTTTGGGTACGAGGACTTTGGAAGGTTCTCGTAATAATCCAAAAGGGTCATTTTTTGCTTTTTTTCTTCACTTTTATTTGCCATACAAATAATTTTTTGTAATTTTGCATTGTTATTTAAATATTCACGGTGCAAAGATAAGAATAATATTTGTAAAATCGGTACAAATCATTAAGAAATCTCTGTATTTTAACTTTTATTATACGTATGACAGCAAAAGAAGTTATTAATGCTATCCTTATGCAAGAAAATATAACTGGTTCGCAGCTTGCTAAGGATATGGGACTCAGTAGACCGCAAGCGGTTTATGACATCCTTAATGGTAAGGTTTTGAAGGTGAGTGCGAGAATGGCTAATCTTATCCATACAGCCAAGCCTATGTACAATATCGACTGGTTGTTGACTGGAGAAGGGAATATGCTTAATGATGATATTCCTGCGACTTCAATTAAAGCAGAAAAGCCAAATGAGCAAATAGATTCGCTTTCTGTCATAAATCGTCTCATCGAAATTAACGCACAGAAAGATGTGGAGATAAGGGAGCTACGCCAGGCATACGAACATCTTGCAAGATGTTTCGAGAAGCTAGCTAATGGGGAGACTATTACTCCTGCAGATAAAAAAGCGATTTCTATATAATTAACGTACACGGAAATATTTATAGCGTATGAAACTTACGACAACGCCAACAGGCATGGCGATAACAAAGCGTTTCTTCCTTGCTCTTGATGTTGCTATCAACCAGCGTAAAGCTAGAGGAATACGCACTTTTACCGAATCTCATGGTATCAACTATTGGAATTTCTCTACGTTTAAGAAATGCCCAAATGGAAGAGCTATCAAATCAGAATGGCTTGCTTGGCTAGTTGAAGATTATAACGTTAATGCCGAATGGCTGTTGACAGGTGTAGGTATGATGTTTAAAATTCAAAATAACCCTTAAAATTTCGCTTATGAGAAGATTTGTTTCTTTTGTAGTAGAATTATTGGTTTGTTCGGCTTGTATGGCTTTAGAACCGCAAGAAATCTCTGTTGGTACATTTTCTATGCGTTTTGAAACGCAAACTGAGCAAATTCATTGGCTTTTTGGAGCAGGTGACTTCGTTGTCAACAAGGATGCCGAAGATTGCGATCCAATGCAAGTTGAGCACTCTATTTCTGTGAAGGAAGGTAAACTGACAATTGATGCAGGTACCGAAGATGAGCTATCCTTCAAGATAACTTCTTGCAGTTATGAGGAAGGAAAAGTTTTTGCTGACCGAGGTGCTGTTGAAGTATACCGCCTAGTATGCCAAGAACTTGATGAGAACATTCCTTCAAAGTGGACTTCTTTAATCACCATTCAGAAGGTTAAAGATGGGGCAAGAGCTAAAACCATCATTACCATTCCTCGGTATGATGAGTATGGAGCAATCTTCAGCATCACTATTTTGCATTAGAACAACCGCCCAAAAATTTCTCGCGCGCACGTTAGTATATTATAATTATATATATAATAATAAATATATATACTATAAAAGAAAGATACTAACTACGTTAGTACAAAAGAAAAGTTTTTGGGCAGTGTGTTAGCTGTTGTGTTAGCGAGTGTGTTAGCTGACTTTTTTCAATCTCTGTAAATTATTGAAAATAAGTCTTTTATAGTGTGTTAGCAGTGTGTTAGTAGGTGTGTTAGCAAGTGTGTTAGGTGGTGTGTGCTAAAATGACAATATTTATTACCAGTGTGTTAGCAGTGTGTTAGTTGTCTTTTTGAAATCTCTGTAAGTCGTTGTTTTATAGTTGTTTAAAGTGTGTTGGCAGTGTGTTAGCAAAAATAGGTGGTGTGTTGGCTATTGTGTTAGCGAGTGTGTTAGCTGACTTTTTGAAATCTCTGTAAGGTATTGATAATAAGTCTTTTATAGTGTGTTAGCAGTGTGTTAGTAGGTGTGTTAGCAAGTGTGTTAGGTGGTGTGTGCTAAAAGGCTACAAAAAATCCCTCACCATCTTCACAGACAATGAGGGACCAACAAACATAAAAACTAAACCTTATCCTATTTACCACTTGTTGCGTTAAGTGAGGATTGAGGGAGTCAAACCCTCTTGGTCTTATTGCATCATAGAGGTCTGGTACACGGCAAGGTAAAACATGGTCTGATAAGAATAATACCGCTCCAGGCTTATATGCACTGCTACACTTTCAACGCTGTAGCCACAATCCTCAGATGCCAAAGCTACCGCCAAATTCTGAGAGTCAGAATCTTCTTGCCTAAGGAAGAATGGCTCTAGTTAAGGCTATCTTCTTTTATGCACGACAAAGAAATACGATCTTGTACTATACCGCAGCTCTCCAAAACTTGATAATTTCAAGTCCTGTATAGAACTTCTTCATCGTTGCCTTTCTGAATCCACATTTGATAAGACCAAACACAGTGTACTTCTGTAAGGTCTTTCTTGTGATGCCAAGCAACTCGCAGGTCTCATTGATGCTGTATCTGCTTGTTGCTATTACCTTTGGTTCATTACTTGTTACTGCCATAAACGAAATCCTTTCTTTTTAGGACTGACAAGCTCGACTACCTTCGAGTATTCAAGTTCTGTTCGTACTATATCATTATTAAGCAAAATGCAAGTTTTACCCAAACCGTTAACTTCTCGTATTGATTGTATGTTGTCGACATTGATGAGTATCTTATAGCCTTCAATGTTTCTTACTTCGATAAATTTTGCCATATCTTACTCCTCCACATTTAAATCTTTCAGACTAGATAGACAACATACCAATCCGATAATAGCTGGCACGAATAGCCAAGTATGACAGAATACCATAACTGCTGTTAGAGAGATACCGAAGCCAATGCAGATTTTTCTGCTCTTATCTGTATGACTTTCCCAATTAACATCTCGCTTCCACAAATCAATCAATTCGATGAAAGCATTCTTTTTTACTCCAACTTTTGGAGCTTTATTGCTCTTAGTGCATTTCATAACGATGAATTTTTAATTTAACTTATTGCTCTTAGTGCATCTTAACACATCATTCATGCCAAATTCCAATCTTTTTTGTATCTTTGCATTGTTATTTGTAAAATGACAGTGCAAAGATACAAAATAAATCTGTAATATCGGTACAAAATATACAGAAATATCTTAATATTCAGATTATTTAACTTTGCGCATAGTATAATATATATAATAAGGTGTAGAGCAATGGAATTATATAAAACTCTTGAAGAGTTATCTGACAAGGTTTCTAAGCTGAGAAATCATGTAGCGACTGAGGAAGCCACGAAGACTGCCTTCGTTCTTCCTTTTCTAGTCTCACTTGGCTATGATATATACAATCCGTTAGAGGTTATACCCGAAATGGATTGCGATATTTCTCGCAGAGGTGATAAGGTGGACTATGCTATCAATATTGATTCCAAGCCTGCGATGATAGTAGAGTGCAAGCAGTGTGAAAAGAGCCTAGATGCTTTTGTTCTCCAGCTAGCTAAGTATTATGTGGCAACTAAGGCTAGGTTCGCAATACTTACTAACGGTATAGAATATCGCTTCTATTCAGATATGGATAGAGTGAATTTGATGGACTCAAAACCATTCTTTGTTTTCGATATAAGCTCTTTTGACAGACATGATGTAGAATTGTTAGGTAGGTTTCAAAGAAACTGCTTTGACGAACGGAAAATTATCCAGATTGCAGAAAACATTAATATTGAAGAGAAGGTTAGGACATTTCTAGAGAATGACGTATTCAAATGTTCTGATACATTTGCGAAATATATAGCTGACTCAATCGGTTGCAGTTATTCTGTAGATGAGGTTGCAAGAGAGGTTCGGACTCAACTGAATGATAGATTGTCTATTCCGCAGCCGAAAGGTGATAAGCCTTCACCTATAGCAAATGGCGAATACTATAAGGCTTATCTCTTGGTCAAGAAGATACTGAAGCATTATGCTTACGAGGACGAGATTAAATATACGTCTTTCAAATCGTATTTTACGATCAACAAGCATGGTTCTGTATGGAGATGGATTGTTAGAATCAAAAGGACGGCAGATAAAATCAAGGTTTGTTTTCCTATGAATGATTATAAAACCAACGAGTGGGTCACACTTGACTCTATTGATGATTTATCAAAGATGAGTGATAGAATAATTCAATCATTTCGTATGGCTTCATTCGAGAAGTCTTATGGAGACAGTACTAATGATAATCAAAATGTGGTTAAGCACGAAAAAACCGCAAATAAACCGCAAGTCTGAAAGCGCTTGCTTGTAACTAATTGAAAATCTGCGGAATCCAGACTTTTCGGGCACGCCTGGAAAGCGTGTATTCCCCTAAAGGGAATCGGGGGTTCGAATCCCCCTCTTTCCGCTAAAATCACTGAAAATCAAACGTTTCTACATTATTATAATTTATCCGACTAAGTAGAATCCTGCACATTCCTGCACATTCTTGCACATTTTTGCACAATTCTGCTTGCAAATAGCTTGCAAATGATAACAACGAAACTATATTTAGATACAAGAGCAGTAAAGGACGGAGAGCCTGCACCACTCAAAGTTGCAATCACGAAGAAGCGACAGGCAGCTTATATTCCTCTTGGTGTCAAATTAAAAAAAGAACAATGGGACTCTAAAAGGCAAAGAATAATAGATGCTCCTAACAAACAGCGATTGGAAAACTACATCAGAAATAAATTAATAGAGATTGAGAATGCCATATTGGAGCTACAGACGAAAGGAGAGCTAACAAAGCAGACGTCAACACAGATAAAGAATAAGGTCGTAGCATATCTCGATCCTGATGTTAAGAAGAAAGACTTATTTATAAATAGGTATATTGAATACATGAATAGTCGCTCAGCACAGAGAACCAGAGAAATTTATGAAACCACCTTAAAGAAAATGCGCGATTTTGATAGCAAGGTAGATACATATGCTTTCGAAGACATTTCTAAAGATTGGCTAAAGAGATTAGATTCTGAACTGATAAGGCAGGGATTAAAGAAGAATTCAAGAAACATACATTTCAGAAACATACGTGCCGTTTTCAACGATGCTATCGATAATGAGATAACCAGCCATTATCCAATGAGAACTTTCGATATAAATCCGGAGCAGACGGAAAAACGCTCTCTTTCTGTAGATGAGCTACGTACATTATTTAATTATAACGTTCAGCCATGGCAGCAGAAGTACCTGGATTATTTCAAGCTTACATTCTTCTTGATTGGGATAAATCCTGCCGATATTCTGAATTGTACAGATGAGAATGTTGTTGAAGGAAGATTATTGTATAGACGAAAGAAGACGGGAAGATTGTATAGTATAAGGTTGGAACCGGAAGCTATACAGATAATAAACAGGTATAGAGGTAAGACCAAACTGGTTAATTTCTCAGAGAACATGAGGAACTACAAGCAATTTGTGTGCAAGGCAAACAAGGGTCTGAAGGCAATAGGACCTGTCACTAAAGAAAAGAACGAGAAAAAGAAAGTTCACGATTTTCAGAAGGAATATCATACGAAGCATAATCCTTTGTTTGCACATATATCTCTGTATTGGGCCAGACATACGTGGGCAACAATAGCCTTCTCCATAGGAATACCCGAAGAAATCATTGCCGAAGCGTTGGGACATTCCCATGGAAACAGGACAACAGCTATCTATATTGACAAGAGTGTTGCCAATATAGACGCTGCAAATAGAAAAGTATTGAATTACGTCCTATATAAGGAGCAACCAAAGGACTAACCCTTGGAAGCTCCTTTCGAACCAATTAAATAATCAGACCATTGGCCTTCATGAAGTTAACCATTGCCCTGTTCTGTGGCAAAAGGGCAGGGATATCCATTCTGTTAGCCTTATACAAGTTGGTGGCAGAATTATACATATCCCAGGCAGTCACAAACTCCTTATCGTGATAGGCCTCCAGCATATCCTCTGTGAAGAGTGTAATCTGTGACTGATTGAGAGGATAGGTGATGTTCTCACGAATAGATTTTCGTGATGTATCTGCCTTTACTCTTGTAGCAGTCATCAAGCCAATGAGCAAGAACATCTGTTCTGCAGAAATGCGTGTCTCCTTCATTTTGGCAATACGCTCACGATCAGTCTCGATGATGTGCCGGGCATCGACAAGCCACGACTTCAAGGTGTCAAGCATTGCTGCCACATCCATACCGGAACCCTTCTTGCCCTTCTCCGAATAGCTGGACATATACAGCTCTGGAGAAAGCATACACTGATTGTGACAAATCATCACATTCGGACCGAATCCAATCTGAATGCCCTTCTGATGGAAGGCTACAGCTACATTAGTTGTAGTCTCATCATTATCAAAATCTGTGATACGGATATTGGCATAAACTCGGCGAAGGATATGCGCTTCTACCGCATGCTGACCTTTGACCGCCTCCACTTGTGGGAGGCGAACCACTCCAGGCGACTGACGGTCTCTGTTCTGTGCTGCAAACATATCATAAACCTCCACATTGTAGCCGAGCTCTGTACACTCATCAATGACCTTATTGAAAAGGTCAAAGTGATAGATGCCACGGAGTGGATTTCCGTAAACATCATCCTCTCGGTGTGTGCGACTCAACTGTTCGAGAGTGATTGCCTGAGTCTTGGCTTTCTCGAAATCAAAGAACTTGTCTTCATTAACTGAAGAAGGAACTGCTACCATATCATCGGCAGCCTTACTCAAAATTGTTGCTGTTGTCATAATCTTTAATATTTTAATTGGTTACACATTATTTCAATGGAATACCTGCTTCTTCAAGAAGCTTGATTCTCTCTTCCTCTGTTGTTTTTGTCAAGTTTGTCTTTTTGACAAAATTTCCGGAAGAGTCTCTTGTTACGAGAAAAACATAATCGGCATGATTGATCCAGCCTCTCTGACACTCCTCACGATAGGCATTGGCCTCCTCGTAAGTCTCAAACCCGCTCTTTGTGTCATACATTGAATCGTCGCGGGTAACATATAAACTACTAGTCTTCATTTTTAATCTCAATTATGTACATTAATTCTTTCTCTGGAACATCCTTCTCTTGATAAGGAGAATCGTACTTATATACGACTGCATCATCAAGGTATGTTCTTACTCCCTTTATGAAGCCATCTTGTAACACAGAGTTATCTGTTATGTAGACTGCCAGGAAGAAACCGTTTCTCTCCTGCGTATCACCAAGGCCAACTGCACCAAAATGACTTCTGAAAGTAGTACTCTGTAACTCATCGAATGAGTACTGAATCATAAGTCTCTTCATCATTTCAAAGAGTATTGCTACTTTAATTGCTTTCATATCTATCGCTTAACCGTGCTGCGTAGGGCTATATCTTTAAATATTTCTAATTTTAACAACGTATCTGAAGAATAAAGAACCATAACAACTAAATTGAATCAGTCTTACGGAAACAGCTTCTCCTTCTGCAAGAAAGGCTATTGCTTCTCCTACAACACTTTGATCAATCTCACCAGTTCCATTGACACGAAAATAGGATTTAGCATCTTCATAAGAATCTACAACTCCTCCGAAACCAATTTCCAGAAAACCTTCGTTAATAGCCATTTGCAATTCGTCAGAGTATTTCCATTTGAAATTATTCTTAGCTACAATTTTATTAAACTCTATATTTGTACTTGTAATCATACGTTGTGACTTAACCGTGTTGGCGAGGGCTTTGTTATTAATATTTTATAGCAGCATATACCACCAAAACTATTGATAATACGATTATTACATTTGTTAATATAATAGTTACCATATCTACTTAAAATTAAAGAAGTCCTTAATCTGTTTCTTTTCATCATCTTTGGCATTCAAGATGTCCTTCACTATGAAATCCGCAAGTGGAGCTAATGCTGTATTCATAGCATCAATCAGTTCGCCCTGTGCTCCTAGTCTAGAAAGAACACCAGCATATTCACAAAGAAATTCATGTGACGAAATGAATCCCATTTCATAATTCTTTTTGATTTCCTTAATTTCTTCCATCTTTTTTAAGATTTTAATTGGTTCAATATAATCCGTGGTTAGTCAAAATAACCACTCTTTCTATATGCAAAGATACAAAAAAAATGTGATATATGCAAATATACCACACTTTATTTTAGTTAAAAATACCAAATTTAACTCCCTGGGTATCAAGTAGTTAAGCGTTTTTGTATATGCTGCTTAGTGTAATGATTTTTGTAGCTTCACCGATTTTGTCAATCAGATTGGTTACGGCTTCATCCACTTCACATAATGCATTGTACACATCGTTTGGAATATCTGTCGTTTCCAAACCATTACTACTCGTTTTCCATGTTTGGTTAAGCTGTCTTGCAGCATCCACCATTAATTTAATGTCCGTCATATTTTTAAATTTTAAATGAATATCCTACTAACTGCCTGGCAGAGCCATCCCATCATGTAGCAAGGCTCTTCGTCTTTCAAGTCAATAC